TGATCACTGGGCGGCATCGGAGGCGCCTTCTGCCCCGGCTGCTGCCCCTGCCCCTGCCCCTGCTTCTGAGAGTTAAACAGCTTCTCCAGCGACGTGACAGGCTGCGCGATAGCCTGCACATTCGGCAGAAAACCGGTGTAGTCATAACCCAACCAGCGCGGCGGCGGGAACGGATTAGCAGCTTCCATCGCCGCATCGATCCCAATCCCAGCCGCCTTAAACCCAAACTTGGCAGCGGTTTTCGCTTCCGCTGAACCGATACCTAACCCGATGCTCGCCGCAGCGCCCACCGCGGGACCCGCCGCGGCGCCAGCACCGAACGACCCAGCACCCGCACCAGCGGTTGCCGCGGCGGTGATCGCAGCCTCCGCAGCTTGCACCCCCTGATCGATCGCGCTGTTAACGAGCTCATCACCAAGGTTCAAAAGACCCGAAATGGCGCTAGTACCAGGGGTTCCCGCGGTTGAGGCGCTGGAGGGGATGAACCCGGCTTTACGGGCGGCGCCGTCGTCGACCGAACCACCCTCCGCGTAAAAGCTTGGAACCTGAACTTGCTCGGACCAACCAGGTAGGGAACCGCTGAACCCCGGTCCCCCCTTCCCTTGGCCCGAGATTATTGGATAATCCCAACCACCGGTCGGGGATGCTCCCCACAACGCCGATGGCACAAACCCAGCACCCGGAACAAATGACGCGGTCGACGTGTCAATTGGAACGCCTGGGTTGAAGTTGCCGCCACCAGGCCCCTTATTGCCATCACCCTGCTTAAGGCCCGCGCGCAGCGCATACACACCCTGCTGCCCACCCATTCGCTGCACATCGTCAACTGTCAAAACATGCTCGCCGGGCGTCAACATCGCGGGCACAGTGTCAACCTGGCCACCCGCCGCATAGCCCGAAAGTCTGTTCCAATAATCGAGCGCCTGACCGCGGAAAGACCGCACATAATCGGGTCCGTAAGTTCCGACCTGAACCTTCACAGCCGCCGCATACGGGTCCATACTCATACCGCCACGCGCAATGAACTGGTCCACATATCCCGCGGCAGCATTGTTCGGGTCAGTTCTGCCACCATATTTGTTATAGGAACTGTCCTGCTGAAACACACCCTGCACAACTGTGCCGCTCTGATTTTGCGGAACATTGGTCATTGAATTCGACCCAAGCGCCGATTCCAGAATCCCAACCGACAACGCAGCTAAAGTCTGCTCTTCATTCAGTCCCCTGCCGCGGGCAGCGTTGATAATGTCTACCGCCACCTGATCTTGGCCCGTCAACCCAGCCGGTGCCACCGCGGCCGGCGCCGCAGACGGGGCAATTCCTCCTGGGGGTGAAGTCATCGAACCCAACAAACCCGACATCGAATTACCACCAGTTGGGCCACCCTGCGGATTGATACCGTACGGTCCTGCGAACGGGTTCCACCCACCCCGCGGCGGCACGTATGTACCTGGTGGTTGAGGCGCACCGGGGGTACCGGGCAACTGGGGAAGCTTATTAGTGCCAACCCCCGGTTTCGATGGCCCATAACCCTCACCCTCACCAGGCTTAGTAAAAAAACGAAAAGGATCAGGGAATGAGTCCGGTAAATGAAATCCCGCCCCCGCAAAACCCTCGAGAAGACCCTTCCAGCCCCCCGCGGCGTCCCTGAAATTTTTATCAAACCTTTGCAAACCCTCATCAAAGGTCTTGAACACATTGTCGGATAAAGGTTTCAGTGCATCCTTAATCTCGTTCTTAACGATTTGCCAGTCCTGCTGCCAGTGCCAAGTTGCCTCGCGCTGCTTATTAATGGGAGTGATGTCACCTATAAGTTCCTGAAGCTTTTTCCAATCAAGCTTGCCGTCTTCAATGGCATCTAGAAACGGCTGGAAACCTTTAGCCCCGAAAACACGTTTCGCCAAATCAACCGCGTTCGCATCGCCGGCTGCGGTGCCCTGATCAGAGAAATCTTTGATAGCCTTTGTAACGTTCCTAATCGCCGTTTCGGGATCATCCCCAAATTCGGCTCTCATCGAGTCTTTTGAAAGATTCCCCAACGCTATCCGCAACCCCTTCGCCACAGCCTCCACCGGTTGCCCAGCCTCATGAAACACTTCAAGCAAGCCTGCTGTTTCACCAATATTTAAGCCCATTTCCCGCGCGGCTTTACCACCAGTGGTGATGGTTTCCATTACCGTATTAACGGGGACCTGAAGTTTCTGCGCCACCCCACCAAGCGTGTCCAACGTCTCACCAAGATGATCATTATCGATCTTGAACTGCCTCGTCACCTGACCGAATTCGCGCAAATTGAGGGTAGCGTTCTTATGCATCTCATCGTAATTGGTGACCTGCTGAGTGACCTTGTCAAGCGTTTCACCCTGTAAATGCAGATTCGCGACAACATCGCCGAGAACGTTGCCGATTTCCTCGATCGGCGCCGCAGTCCTTTTACCTAACTCACCAACCTGATCGGTTAGCTTCTCAGCTTCTTCTTTGGTGGCGCCGAACTTGGTGATCATGTTGTCGCTGATCTCGTCCCACGCGTGCCCCATCTCATACAGCTGGTGGCCGACTTCAAGCGCGGCAGCGCCAATAGCGGCCACCCCACCCGCGGCGAGCAGAGCACCTGCCTTGATACCGAAAGCCCCATCAGAGCTCTCTTTAGCAGCGTCCCCCATATGCTCTAGCGAGCCTTTGACCTGGCCGATAGGGTCTTTCAGCGCGCCCATCAAACTGAAACCCATGCGCTCACCGAGATGCTTACCGGCCACCTCAGCGTCCTGGCCGGCGCCCATCAAAGCGTCTTTGATGATCGTCCCGATTTTGGAAACCTCAGGAATGATTGACACAAACGCGGTGCCCAATTCCACACCGTCAGCCATCACTCACCCCCATTCCGATGTTCCCGCGCACGCTGCATCTGCTCACGAAACGCCTTTTTACGTGCCTCAAGCTGTTCAACCGTGAAACCAGGACCCGCATCTTTTTCGTGATCCTCTTCCGGTCTGCTGACCGGTTCAGGTTGTGACCCCTGACCGCCCGATCGTTGCCAATTCGCGGCCTGCAACGCGTACATGATCGCCGCATAGAAATCCATCTCCGGTGTCCACCACCACGATTTAGGATGCGTCGACCTGTGATACGCCGAATCCTTCGTGGGTGGCAGATAATCCAAAAACGTTTGCAACTCACCCCACGTCAAACGGCGCCCTATGTCTCGGCGCCTGATTCCGAGGTGGGTGAGGAGATCGAACTCGATAGCGCCTCCGTGCTGCCCGTCGAGATGGGCGAGGAGGACAACAATTCCCCCAGACTCACACCGGACAAATCCACCCAATGACGCATAATGTCATCCAGTTGAACAAGCTTCAACCCCAACAACACCTGATACTGATCATCGGTGACGAACTCACGCAACATACGCAACGTTGTCAAACGGCGACGCTCATACGCGGGCACTTCACTGTCCGCATCAATTTTCGCCAACTCATCCAACACCGATTTGTAGGTGTCGATGTCGATAGCGTCGAAACGCGGCACACGGAACTCGACACCCTTAACCGTGAACGGTATGAACAATCGTTCGTCGTCGTCGGAAACAATTTCGATCGGCTTCAATGGAAGGGCCTTTCAACTTTCGAATCTTTCGAATGGAGGGGCGCAGGGCTCCCCGTGGGTGCGGCCCCTCCATGAAGACACCCACGGGGAGACCAGGGTTACGAACCGAACGCGATGTACGGCTCGTCGATGTACTCCAAAACAGCCTGCGTACCATTCAGCGGCTGATAACAGTCAATCGTGATCGTGTATCTGACAATGTCAGTCGTCGCATAAGTCAAATCGGCGAGCTCAACGATCTCGCCCTCCTGGATGACCACACGCCGCGTGGTGGGCAAACCAGCGCCGGTAGAACCGGCATCCACAGACGTGAACACGAAACATTGCCGCGGCAACGCCAAAGCGTTATGGATGATCGTCTGGGAACGGTGAGCCGGCGCGCCAGCCGACGCGGTCGTCGCATTACCAGGACCCCAAAGCGTTGTGAACACAATCGGGGACGATTCATAGAATGTGACTTTCGCGGTTTCCATAAAGTCGGTCTGAACCGTTTTCACGGTCTGACCACCGAAAGCCTGATGCCTTTTAATGGTGCGCTTCGGGGACAGTTTGAACCCGTCGTTACCCACCCAGCCGACATCTGTAAAACTTGCGTCGAGTGTGTTGACTGCGTTCACTGGGAGCGGTGACCCCAACGCTGCAACGCTGAAACATGCGTTGGTTGTGGTGTTGAGGTTGGCCGCGAATATCTGATGCGAGTTGGCCATGAGAATGGTCGCCTTTCAGGCAGAAGCGGAGGAGCCTAAAAGGGGAAAGTCGGTATTCAGTTATGTTGTGGAGACAAGCAGATCGCCGTGAAACTGCCAACGCCGCATATCAGTTATCTGCGGATCGTCAAAATCGACCGGACCCTGTTCATTGATCCACTCGCGGACATAAATACCCGCCCAACGCTGACCAAGACTGTTCAGCATCGCAGCGCGCGCGGTGCAGGTCATCTGCTCCACCGTCCCAACATCCGGCCCCCAACACTCGATCAGAACACGGGGGGAATCGGTGATCAGGTTGAGCATCCGCCCACCCACACGGGAGACGCGCACAAACTCGACCGGTTTAGTCGCGGGCCAGCCGGGCGGGAATCGGAAACCTACGCTAATAGGCGTCGGATAGTACAAACTCGGCATGGTGAACGCGGATGTCAGGATCGCAATCGCGGCCTGGAGCGCGGGTTTCGGGGTGGGATAAATCGGCGGCATCAGCCGCCCTCATCGATAACCGCATGCACAGCTTGCGACCACGTCAACCCCTCACCGCCGCGTGCGCGGCGATCCGCCGCCAACAATCGAGAAGGGCTCTTCGCCTTCACAGGCCGCGTTGTACCACTCATGCTGTACAACAACCGCAACAACGTGTTATACGCGGCGTTACTGTTCTTCGCATACTGGCCCTGCGCCCACACATGCCCCACCGGGCGATCCTTACCGCCACGCTCCACCGCGCACATATAACCCGGCTCTTCACGATCCGGTGTCAATGTGTCGTTCGCCTTTTCGCACAAGTCATCAACGAGGCCGCCCAGCACAGGGGTGGCCATCTGCCACAGCTTCTTAAGCTCCTTGTCATTGAGCTCGAATTTGACTTCACCCATCAGGTTTCCAACTCGACATAGGTCCACACGCTGGCGTTGAACACCCGCGTGCAACGCTGATTCATGAACACGCAAAGGTTGTTGTGTTCATCGGTTTCGAAACTGGCGCCCTCAAACTGTTTCGGGCCGGTGGTGGTTTCGACGATCATTGCCCGGTGGTCACCCACCGCAATTGATACTCGACACCCGGCGCCCACTGAAACGGCCCCAAAGACCAATCCTCAGGCACACCCTCAATCATGTACTGCCCCTCAGGCAAATCGATATAGTCATTGGTTCCGACCGGGCAGGCATAGGGCGCGTACATCGTTTTATCGGTGATCACCCGATCATGCCCTTCGGCGAAATGCCGCCCAGTTGTCCGCGGCGCCACCGCATACACCAACAACGACGTACCCGGCTGATTCAACGGAGGCGTGTACACCGGGGACACCTCCCCGTAGGCGTCGATGCTGCCGCCGCTGTACTGGTGCCAACCAACCGTGATCGAAAGGGGAAATGTCATCGGCTCAGAAATCGTGAAGCGTGTAGGGGCCAAGCATGCGTAGCTGCTGCTCAGTGAGAACGAGACCGGGTTCGGCTATGTTCGCGTGGAATGGGCCGGCGGAAAGCGCGGTGTAGTTCGACGGCAGCAGACGCTCATCGAGCGCGCGGGTCAACAACTCCATACCAACCACGTTCACCGGGTCAGGGATCGTCGAATACCCATGCGTGTACGTCACAAGGGCTTGAACAACGGGGGGTGGCTGCCAATCGATCAACGCTTGCGGGGTTTCCGTTAAAGCGACCGGCTGCAAAACGTTGATATACGTGTTGTTGTTCGTCCCACCAGGCCCCACCGTGGGTGCGGCCCAATACCATTGCGCCGAGGTCAACTGCACCTGAGTCAGCACGCCCGCCACCCACTGCAACGCGATCACGGACATCACATTCGTCACATACAGCGACGGCAACATAATCACACCATCAGACTCAACCCGCAGGAGTTGATTAGTGACGGTGAGACTTGGGTACACATGCCAGCGGCACACATCTCTGATGACGCTGGAAACCTTGGACAGATACCACGACATCGTCCCAGACGTGTACGACGTATAGTCCGCCTGGGAAAGCAGATTCGGCAGCAGCGAACCCGAGGGGTCCTCTTCTGTGGGGCCTGGAGTCGTCACCTACGCGTTCCTCTTATGCCTTCCACCCGTGTGGGTAGAGCGACCATGCTTCCAACCCCAACCACCGCGCTGCGACGCACCAACACCGTGATGCACCGCGTGGGCGTGATGCCCAGCGTGGCGATGAGCTCCGACGTGATGCGGCCCAGCAGCGTGCTTCGTGCCGGCGGGGTGTTGATGCGCAGCGCGACGACCACCCATGTGACCGTGGGCGCCGAAACTGGGGTGTTGGATGTGTACGCCGGCCAGATTCGCCAGCCCCTTAACAAACTTGCGGCTATTCGAGTGTAGGTGCCCTGGTTTCACATATGCGCGTCCTGTGAAACCGTGCATGTGTAACCCGCGCGGATCAGCCACCGTGCTAGCCTGACTGGTTTCCGACGCCGTGCGCGATGAACGAACCAGGGCCGGCCACGGCGCCGTGCTTATGCACCTGAATACCAGCCGCGGTGTTCGCGGCTTTCACCGCCACCGTCGCCGCGTTCTGATCCCCCGCGGTGAACAGTAAATCGGAAAGCTGCTCCGACACGCCAGGATTAGGATTAAGAGCCATAACAAGTTCCTTTACGTAGTTGGTGCTTGCAAACTAGGAGTCGCCCCGGTGTCATCAAAACCGGCGGAAGTGACAGTCACGTTCACCGCTGGGCTCTGGTCATCGCCGATGCCATCACCAACGACAGCGCCGACAGCCACAGCAGGGACGCAACCCTGGTCTGCGAGAGCGAATTGTTCCGCGCTAAGTCTCAATACAGGCATTTGTTTCTCCTAATCCGCGGCGGGCTGAAGGGATGGGGTCTCACCAGTGTCATCGAACGGATACACAACGTTCGGGCCGTAGGAATACCCAGCCAACTGGGCCACAGTGGCGTAGTCGCCGACATCGTCGGCGGGGCCGACCGCGAGAGCGGCGGTGCAGGACTGGTCAGCGGCGCTGTACTGCTGCGCGCTCAATCTCAAAACAGGCATAAGCGTTTTTCCTTTCTGCTATTTCAAAATATCGGCGAGATCCAAAAGGCCAATAGCAAAAGCAAGACAACAACTTCAATACTGATCGCAAACACTTTTGAACCCCTCTATGTTTCCAGCAACCCCGCCGAGACGGACCCGGCGGGGCTGCCAGCCGGATTACGAACCGCCGGAAACGATCTGCAACAACACGAACAGTTCAGGACGCTCAATCAGAAGCCCAACGCGCTCTTCGAATCTCGCAGTCCAAACGTTCTGCACGAAGTCGTTACCATCAGTGTTGGTGATCGCGACCTGCAAACCACCCAGACGCAACACCATCCCAGCATCAGCGAAGTCACCGATCAGGACGAACCCCTGAGGGATAACCGGTGTCGTTACGACCCGCTTGCCCCACAAGGAAAGGCCGGTGTCCACAGCCATCGAAGTGGGCTTGTCCGCTGCCTGACCGGTGGACATCCCGAAGAACGAACCACCCAGGTACTCACCAGTCGACGCCTTACTCAGGCGAACCGTCTGGAAGTCAACAGGATTCATAACGACCGCGGTCGGCTCGAAGAACGTCGCGAACCGAATGTCCGTGATGCAGTTCAGAATTGCTTCTGCAATCTGCCCGCCGTGGTCGTTGATACCAGACGCGTACGTCGGTGCCACCGTAACCAGCTTACGGCCAGGGGTGACCGAGGAAACAAACTCAGTTGTCGACGCCGACCCGGTCGCGTTACCGATCGCCAAGTTCGGAATCGCCGTGACAGTCTGCGCTTTCGTGAAACCAGTCGACCGCGGCAGCAACCCATTCACCGACGGGTAACCACCACCAGCGAGCAACTCAACTTCCTCCTGACGCGTAACACCCTGTGAGCCACGGTTTTGGATCAACGCCCAGAACATCGGCGCATCGGCGATCAGTTCATCTGTCACTTTGACCGTGTTAGCAATCTTGCCGATTTGCTCTGTGTACCGCAACAGCGTGTTGGACGAGATCGGTTTCGTCGCACCTTCATTCGTGGGGAACGAGTTGTTAGTCCACGACGCCTCACGCAGATACGTGACAACCGGCGACGTGGTCGGGAACGACGGAAACAGGTCCGCGATCACATTCTCATAAAACCTCAACTCGATAATGCCGGGAACGAATTGGGGCTGAACGGCGGGACCGGCAGTACCGGGCAGGAAGTAAGTACCACCCCCAATTGCGACACCAGCGGTGGTACCGAACGCATCTTCACCCATCATCGACGGGAAACCCTGCGCCTTCATACCGATCGCTTCGGTTTGGAACTCGAAACGACCAGTGCGACGAGACTTGGGGTCAGCAGCAGCCTTCAAACCGTCATACATCTTCAGGTTCTCCGCGCCGCGGTCACGCATCGACTTCATACGCGCGTCACCCTCACCATCGGCAGGGGCACCGGGTTCACCCTCGCCCTGCTCGCTGCCGGCGCGGATCTTCAACCCCTTGGAGTATGCCTCCAGACGGGCGCCAAGGTCCTCGGACTCGGCGATGGCTTTATCGGTAAATGATTTCAGTTCTGCACCGGAGATGTTCGGGTCGTTGAGTTTCGCCGACACCTCCGATTCGATTTCACGCATGCGCTTACGCGCGCCTTCACGATCAAACATTTGGATGGTCCTTTCAGAACCGTGGAGGGGCCTGAAAGGGGAAAAGGGTCTAGCTAGTAGTCGAGGGCTCGCGCCGTCGACATTTTCAGCAGGAACGCGCGTGCGCGTTGCTGCGTCGCATCATCGGCGGATTCGTCGGCGGCGGCGGTGACCATTTTTGTGGTCACGGCGGCGGCGGATTCATCGGCGGATTGCGACGAACCGACAGACTTACTGTCGGAAGACTTCTCGGTGTCAACTCCGAATGGTTTCTTGGGATCTTTCGTTTTCGCGGCTTTCAACACCGCTTCACCCAACAACCGGGTCAGCAGATTGTAAGACTTGTTAGCACCATCAGATTCGCCATCATCAGCGGCTTGACATTCGGCGCCGAGGTGAACCATCGCGTCGTGCGCAGCCTGAACCAGATCATCATGCGACGGCATATCGTCTTCGTTTTCGTCATCCTCCGGGCCTGGGGTGTCATCATCAGATACAGCTTTCACACCCTTGGATGACAAGATTTTCGCGTACGGGTTCGCGGGAACAGCCACAAACGAGCCGTTCAGCAGTTCGCGCGTACCATCTTTGCGTTGCGTGTAGGCGACGGAGGCGGTTCTGATGTGGCCGTCGTTGACCAATTGGCGGGTCGTCTGACCGTGCGCGGTGCCGGCGTAGGTGCCACGTACCCGCAACTGGCCAGACTCAATCGACGGCACACCAGACCCCGCGGTCTTTTCAACGCCCAGATTATCCCTAAACGCATGATCGGTGTCGAAATGGATATGATCGGGTAATTTCGCCCAGTCCTCGGGGTAAAGGTTCTCCCCGTCGCGGTCCAAATCGTCGGTGGATAGGATCAGGTCGAATTCGCCGTTAGGGTGCTCGGAATTGGCCACCGGCATAACCTGCGCGGTAGCTTCCTTGGTGACGATGTCCATTAAGCTGCTTCCCTCTCAATGATGTGCGCGCACGCAGCCTCGATCGCATCCCAATCATCGGGACAGGTTTCGACGAGGTGCTTAGCGGCGGCCTGGAGGGACCAACCACGACCAATCTTGCCTGCAATATCTCTGACATACTTTTGCGCCGTCGGCACACTGTGCGACGGGCCACCACCCACAGCGGGCACGGAATGCGCCGCCGGCGGCGCCGGATATTGGACCGTAGCCTGAGGAATGCTGTGCGCCTGCTGACCATTAACCGCGGGCACACTATGCGGCGGCGCAGCGCCAGTGTTCGGGTTCGTACCAGGCGCCGGCGCCCCAGCAATCGGGATACCGGACGGGGTAACCCCAGGTGCTTCCTGCGCCGCGATCGTGATGCGCTCTGCGGGCCGGCCCAATTCCTGCAACATCGCCAACGCGTACAATTTGTCGGCGATTTCGCCTTCGTCGTCCAAATCGAACAACGGTCGCGCTTCGGAAGGCTTCATAATCCCGTGGTCTACCAGGAGCGCAACGGAGGTGGCGCGGTGCTCGAAGTCACCTCGCAGCACCTCGGCGACAGCGAACCTAGCCTTTTTGGTGCCGTTGAACTCTTTACCAACCGAATAATCGATAACGGACTCGATGAATTCGATTCGCGGCGCCATACTGTCCCTATACACGCTACGCATTTGCTCAGTTATGTTTGAGTAGGTCGCTTTATCGAGGATATGGATAGCTGTGGGCGGAATATCGTACACAGCGGCGACTTCTTCCCTGTTCAGCTTGCGGCATTGGATGTACTGCATCTCTTCGGCCGTTAGCTGGACGGGGGTAACAGCGATGCCGTCCTCAAAAACGGCAACCTTTCCCACATTGGATGATCCACTGTGCTGAGACTGCCACCCCTGACGAACACGATCACGCCCGTCTGGGCCGAGGATCTTATCTGTGGACAAAACCACAGACGGGCGGCCCATGTTGGCGAAAAACGATTGACTAGCGCGCCGCGACGAGTCCTCACTCATCAACGTCGCGCGCAACGGCTCCAGCCGCGACATGCCACGCATATATCCGTCGGGGTTAAACGACCGAAAAGCGACAACATCATTCTCGATGATCGAATACGGGTCGCTCTGAATCCCCATGAAACGATACTCAAGGTCCCCGGTATTCTTCCGTTTGATCTGCGTCAACGCCGGATGCATCGGCGTAAACCCGACAATCCGGCCCGTTTTGTTGCGTTCTTTGATCCAGTACGTTTCGCCGTAGATCTCTATGGTGGACGCTGTCCAGTTCCAAAAACTGAACGGGTCCATCCACGGGCACGGATTCGCCAACAGCTTCGCATACGGAGAAGTCGTATCCAGATCCTTACCGGACTCCTCAGATTCATCCCAACAATTGATACCAAGGCGGGCGATCAGGTTCGCGATTTTATTCACCACCACCGCAACCCAAGGTTGCGTGCGATACAGATACGAGTACGTTTGGAACGCCGTTTCAAGCTGCAACCCCTGACGGGGCACGAAATATCCCTGATAGAACAGGGGGGAGGTCTCGCCGAACGCCTGCGGCGCGATCGTGGCATTTAAGCCGTCCGCGAAAATCAAGCGTTCACCTCCTGAATATATGCAACGTTGATCCGGTCAACAAACACGCGCCCAGGAATGTCACGAATAGCCTCATCGGGCTTACTGGGAAGCGATTTACAGCACTCAAAAACGAGTGTTTCGTCGTCGAATTCGGTGAGAATGCCGCCGAAACTGCCTTCATTCTCGGCTAAAGTGACCGCAAACTTGCGTCGAATCACACTGTTTAGCACCGATTTACGGTTAAACATTATAGTTTTCCGTCCAAAACCAGGACATCCTCGCGGGCATACACGGAAATGTTGTCGTCAGGCAGATTGTTGATGCCCCACACGGCGCCTATCGCCGCCCATAACGCAGCCGTATCACACGGCGACTTATGCACATCAACAACCCAACCCCCAGCAGGCAAAATTTTCGTCACCGCCGAAGTCGCAGCCAAATCCAACCCCTGATGCGGCAGGTGGCGAATCTGGCCATCCCTAAGCCTGTCGAACATTTGGCCGTGCGCCGCGGAAATCTCTTTATCTTTCCACTCCGTCACCGGCAACTCAGCCGCCTCGAACTCCTGCAACAAACTCAACACAGGCGAACCAGCACCCGAACGAACCACCACAGCTTTATAATCTTTTTTGTTGTTTATAAGCCACGGCAAAACCCAATCAGTGCCAGCGCGGTCCACCCAAATACCGACAATCGCATTGCCCATACCGTCCAGGCCCGCGCGGGCGATGATCGTCTGCTGCCGGCTAGGTGAAACCTCCACACACACCACCGACACCGACCCCAACACCGGGCGGGCCTCCGAATCGGAGGTAGCCGCCCAAGAACCCTCGGGGAACGGACCCATGTCACACATCGACACCCAACGACACATGCATTCGGTTTCAAAAACGTGCGGCGGATCACTCGCCAACGCATGCAGCAACGCCCGTTCAGTGATGCAATCCTCAACGATGTCAAACCAATTCATCGACGGATTAGCCTGAGCCAAAGCGTCCATATCGTTACGCTTAGCACCCGGCGGTGCGCTATATTCAAACCAGCCGGAGGCAACAGCAGCGTCCCCCAGCAACGCCTCAAGCTCAGGATCGAGCTCACCCAACACCTCTTTATCGGCGTCACCGTCGGGCCAACCCAAAGCCCTATGCGCCAAGGCACGCTGATAACGCAATACAACGCTCAGGTTGTCACCCGCGTTGGAGAACGCCCACGTCTGCGCTTTCGGGCGGGCCATCATCGTCTTAGTGACCGCAGCCCACGAATCCCAATTCTGATGCTCCCGCAACTCATCCAAAAGGATCAAATCAGCCGAGAAGCCACGCGCACCGCGCCTAGTGGTCGACGCGACCCGATACTCAGACTTCTGCCTACGCGCACCGGGGTGGGCAACCTCCAACACCTTCGGATGCGCCAACGTGATTTTGTCGATCAGCCCAGCGAGTTCTTCATCGGATTGCGCCATTTCCACCGCTGTGCGCCACGCATCTTCAGATTTAGCAAGATCCTGAGCGGTGCCGATCACCGTCTTGGACTGTTTGCCGTACACATGCCACAAAGCAAGCACAATCATTAG